TATTGCGTCAAATCCTAAATTCATAAATGTCCTTAAAAGGAGGCTGCGTGGTATGTGGTGGTGACACAGCCCCCATCTAAGAATTATATCATCGTTTAAACCAAGAAGGAAGACCTAAATGTGGACGTTTGTCAAACATATTATCCTTCGCTCCTGGGGTTTTACGATTGTTATAATGCAGAAAAACTTGTATGCATTCTTTGCCTTTAAATTTTTCTCTCCAGTGTTCTAGCTCACAGCCAGAATAAACCAGCATATCTCCTGGTTTTAAATCTACTTTAACACCTTTCATACCCTCTTTACCAGATGGCTCTAGATATATTGGCCAATCATCACCACCTAAGTTCATAGTCGTAGATATCTCACAAGAGAATCTATCTTTGTGTCTTTTTAAAATATCACCTTTTTTATATATTCTAGCATATGTATATGCAGGATATAATTTAAGTCCTGTTGCTTTTTCCATACTTGGTTGACATTTTAACAGTAATGTCTCCATAGCCATATTTGCATATTGAGAATAAGTGTTTGGAATCTGTCCGTCAGTAGGTTCGTACTCACCAATGATAGTTTCAAATGGTGAAAAATATCTTGATGCTTTGCAAGTATCGTATACTTGCTTTTGCATTAAAAAATAATTAGCAACAAAAGCTGCTAGGTCTTTTGATATTGCTTGACGGATAACTGTATATTTTTTCTTTTTAAACATCTTTTGCCATTTCTTTTGGCACAGCTTGTATATTCCAATGTATAAATCTAAATGGTTCTATACCAAAATCTACTGCATACTCGTGTTCCAAGAACCCTGGAAATATGATTAATGTGCCTGGTTTAGGTTTAAAGTGTATAAGCTCTGAACCTGGCCAGACACCTTTTTGATCTGGTTTTAATTTTAATTTAGTAGCTCTTGCTCCGGTTCTTGGTTCGTGAAATATAGGGTATGATGTTTTATCACTACACTTTAAAAAATAAAAACCCGATACGTGTTGATTCCAATGTATGTGTGCTGAATGATGACCACCACCTTTTTTTGCAAACTCTTGTACCCACATCTCACTAAACATAGTTGTATATTGTGACATGTCATAACCTTGATGATCTAAATATTCCCAAGACTTTTGACCAATGTAATTTCTAAAATCTAAAAAGTCATTATCAGCTGTCAATGGTGTTGAGTGATGTGATAATCCAAAGTCACCGTGTTTTTTAATGTGATCTTTGTTTCTGTTTCTTGCCTCTTTAATATATTTATTAGATGCTTTGTTTAAAGATTTTACAAACTCTGGTTTTTGTTCTGACCAAATGGTCGTGTTAAAATAGTTATATATATACATTATCTAAACGGCTTTCCTAAATGCCAGACAACAAGACTGTATCTTGTGCCAGCGGTTACTGGTTTAACTCTATGCCATACAAATGAAGGAAACACAATGATAGAACCTTTTGGTAATATTTCTTTACATTGTATTCTATGCTTCGATTCATCTCGCATGTGTGGATCATAGTTTCTAAAATCAAATTCTAATTCACCACCTTTATATTCTGAACCATCTGTTAACTGACAAGTCATAGATAGTTTTCGAATTCTGCCGTGCTCTGGATTGTTAGGATCTTTACGGACATATGGTTTATCCCAACCATCACAGTGCCAATCATAATATTGATTATGTTTATATTTTGTAAATTGACACGACTCAGATCTTTCCCAATCAAAATTCCAACCGGCATCTCTATTAGCTTGATGCACATATGGATGTAATTCTTTATATATCCAAGTATCATTTAACCAAACTAGATCAGAGTTTCTTTTTCTTTTTAAATCTTTAACTTCTTCTTTATTTAATTCTTTATCACCAAACCCACCTGTTCTAGCCATAACTTCTTTTTGTCCATTGGCGTATGCTATAACATCGTCACAGAATCTAGGTGTAAGAACACCACTAAAATACCAGTAATAATTAGATATATTCATACGTTATAGTCTGTACAAAATTTAAACTATCCTTTTGATTATTAGTTAAGTAATACATATTAGTTGATGGAAACATTATAAATCTGTTATTTAAAAGTGGTATATCCCAAGATCTACCTTTACGTCTATTATCTTCAAAATGTATTCGAACCCAACACTTATCAACCTTAACACCATATAATAATGTAAAGTCTGGTGAGTTTCGAAGATCTACTGGATCGATATTTAATAATGGAATTGTAGTTTCTGCAGGTTTATAAATATTTCCCCACGTTTCTTTATTAATTAAATTGATACCATACTCAAGACCAACGTGATCTCTCATATAGGTATTTAACATGTCCCAAGTTCGTGAAAACGGAAAATCTTTTTTTTGAATCTGTGATTGTAAAATGTCGCCTGATAACTTATCTCGGTCAATGTCCCAATTTTTAGGCATTGCCACATCACCGTAATATAAAGCTTGCTCTGTTAATACTTTCTTTTGCATACCACCACCATTTTTAATTTACTCGAAGGCGTCTGTCAAGACCCAACCGGTTGTATTATCAGCTTGATATGCAGATTCATCCCAATTATACACCCAATGATTAGTACCAGCTTCATTTTGTGAAGTTTGTTCTGCAGTTAATGCAGGAGCATCGCCAATTGGTGATTGCCATTTAGCATTGGTTGTATTTTTTACCCACGATGCGTAAGGTTTTTTAGGCCAAAAAATATTATTATCCTCGTCCCATTCATAACCTATACCTGCGTAGTTACCTCTTAAAGGTGTTCCGCCTAATTTATGTTCTCCGTTTATTGTATTGTAAGAAGTTTGAATCCACATTTGTGCAGGCCAGTTGTTATGTGTTTCTAAATATTGTTGACCTACTGATTCATCTTCAACACCATCAGCGTTTAACATATCTTTGTTATCAAGTGTTAATACTTGAATAACTTTTCCGTTAGCTCCTAGTTTTGCAAAATGTGCCATAATGTTTCTCCTTATATATTAATTTTAATTATCATTCAACTATTGAAATTTATATCTTATTATTACTATACCTGAACCACCAGCTGCACCTGTTCCACTTTGACAACTAGTATTGCAGCCACCTCCACCAGCTCCACCACCTGTATTAGCAGTTCCAGCTTGTCCAGTTGAACCTGGTCCCGCAGCTGTATTAGCTGTAATCTGTCCACAACCACCGCCGCCTAATCCGCCAACAGCAGCTGATCTAAATCCTGGTGTTGGACCTTTAATTGATTGACCACCACCGCCACCACCACCAGCAAAATAATATTTACCACCCGAAGATTCTCCCGTAGTTCCAAAACCTGTTATACCAGCTCCTGCTCCTCCAGCAGATCCAAATGGAGCGGAAGTTGAAGCATTAGTAGCAGCTGCAATAGCACCTCCTCCACCTCCTCCAACATAGTTTCCATTACCTGATGGTGTATTATCATTTATACCATTGCCTCCAGCGTTTCCTTGAGGGGGTGTTACAGGTGGTGTATTACCAGCCCCTCCATTTCCATTATGTGCTCCTCCACCTCCAGAGCCTCCTGTTCCACCATTACTGCCTCCACCAGCAGAAGTAACTGTAGAAAAAGTTGAAACACCTCCTGAAGAACCACCTGCTGATGGTTCTGATCCAGCCGCTCCTCCGCCACCAACTGCAATTGGGTATGCTTGTGCTGTTACTGTAATTGCTGTTCCTGATGGACTTGGAGAACCATATCCGTTTAAAGGTGCTCCTGGATTACCTGACTGTGGGTTGACTGGAGTGGTTGCAAAATACCTAAACCCTCCTGCACCACCTGAACCACTTGATCTTCCTCCATCTGAAGGATTACCTGATCCAGCGCCTCCAGCAACTACTACATAATCTACAATATTATTTGCTGCACACACTGCAGTATTTGTTACTGTAAAAGTTCCTGGACCTGTGAAAGTATGAATTTTAAAATCACCACAAGTAGCAACCGTATTACCACCTGTTGCTTCTATAAAAGCGTTAGCTCTAATATTAGAAGTAGAATCTATTACATTAATCCATCCTTGTGTATCATCTATATATACAAAATAAGCTGATTGACCTTCTGTAGATAAAACAACATCAGCGTTTACACCACCTATTTTTTGTGAACCATTTGGAGAAACTGTTAAATTATTTGTTTGAAAAGTAGCTGCATAATCAGCTATTGCAAAAGAACTCCCTGCAGTTCCTGCTGGAAGATTAGCTGTAAAAGCTCCTCCTGTTGTATTGCAAAAAAAACCTTCTCCAGCTGTTACTGTAAATGTAGATGTTTTAACTGTCGTGTTCCAAGACACTTCACCTGTAGAACCAAAGCCCGATGCAGTACCAGAGTTTGATATAGATACACCAGAAGGAATAGTAAATGTATCTCCACTATCTCCTAATGTAACAGTCCCACAATTTGTTCTTGGACTTATTTTATTTACTTTTACTTCACTCATAATTTACCTATTGAAATTTGTACCTTATTATTACTATACCAGAGCCGCCGTTTGCACCTGCGCCGACACTTGGGGTTCCTGGTGTAAAAGGACCTGTTCCACCACCACCTCCACCACCAGTGTTTGTTGTACCAGCAGTCGCAGAAGCACAAGCATTATAAGGCATACCTGCTCCACCTCCGCCAGATCCACCAGCACCACCTGTTTGTGATGAAACTCCACCAGAGGTACTTGTTGAACCTCCGCCACCTCCGCCAGCTCTAGCTGTAGGTGTTCCATTTATTGAACTTGTTGCACCAGCACCTCCAACACCCGCAACACCAGCTTGACAACCACTTGCACCTGGAGCAGGACTTGCAGGAGTGCCTACAGCTGTTGCGCCTCCACCACCAGCACCAGCTCTAAAATTAGTTCCCACACCTGGAAAAAAACCTCCAGGATTACCTTGAGGTGGATTTACAGGGGGCGTGTTACCAGCACCAAGAGTTACAGCATTAGAGCCGTGACCACCTGCTCCTCCGCCAGAACCACCAGGTGCACCACTTTGAGTGCAATCACCAGAAGCTCTATTTCCTCCACCTCCACCTCCTGTAGATGTAATTGTACTAAAAACTGAATTAGCTCCTTTTCCTCCAGAACCTGGTTGTGTAGGAGCGGGTGCAGAAACTGGACCAGTTCCTCCAGCACCTACTGTAATTGGGTATGCTTGTGCTGATACAGGTAAACCTTCAGGAGCGTTTGCTGGACTAGCTGAATAACAATCTGTAGATGCTTTACCCTCTCTAAATCCTCCACCGCCACCACCGCCACCACCATGTGAACTTGATTTTGCACCAGCTCCACCACTACCACCGCCAGCAACTACCATATAAGAAACTGTGTTAGAACCAGAAGGTGTTCCTGCATTTGTAACTGTAAATGTTCCCGGTCCTGTAAATGTGTGAATTTTAAAATCACCTGAAGTTGTTTCTGTTCCGCCTGTTGCAGAAACAAAAGTATTTATAATATCTTGTGTGTTTGAAGTTTGAACACTTGTCCAACCAACTGTTGCATCTACATAAACAAGAGTTACAGCAGCATCTGCTTTAGTAATTTCTAAATCAGAAGCATCTCCGTTTATATTTGATCCATTTCTTGCTACAGTAATAGCGTTTGTGGCTGCCGTTCCATTATAATCTGAAACAGATACAATGTTTCCTGCACTTGGAGATCCTGGAAGAGTTACTGTAACTGCTCCTCCTGCTGTATTTATAAAATATCCTTCACCATTCGCTGCTGTAAAATCTCCTGTTTTAGGAGTTGTTTCCCAATCTACAGTTCCTGTTCTACCAAATCCTGTTTGCGATGCACCTGATGCAAGAGTTACTGTTTTGCCAGATTCACCTAAAGTTAAAGTGCTTCCTGATTCTGTTGTTACTGTATTTACTTTAATTGTACTTGTCATAATTATTGAAATTTATACCTTATTATTACTACACCTGAACCACCATTACCACCACTTGCTTTAGATCCTGATCCACCACCGCCACCGCCAGTGTTATTTGATCCTGCTGATCCGGCAGTTCCTGGATCGCTAGGAGAGTTTCCTCCAGCTCCACCACCTCCAGATCCACCTGCAGCACCTGTATTTATTGTTTGAGGACTTGCACTTGATCCACCACCTCCACCTCCAGCGTAAGTAACAGGTGATCCATTAATATCTACTCTTAAACCAGCACCACCAGCACCACTTGCTGAACAAGATCCATTTACTCCTACCGCACCTGCTCCACCACCGCCACCCATATTTGCTACAGGTTGACAAGAATTAGCTCCTCCATTATTACCTTGAGGTGGATTTACAGGTGGTGTATTTCCTGCTCCTCCAGCTCCTCCTACTGTTGTGCTTCCACCACCAGATCCTCCTGCAGCGCCACTATTTTGTCCTCCTGATCCTAATCTTGTACCACCACCGCCACCACCAGCAGATGTAATTGTACTAAATACTGAATTTACTCCTGAATTTCCTGTATTTCCAGTACAAGAACCAGTCCCTGTTGCTGCTCCCGAACCACCACCACCAACTGCAACAGGATAACTTTGTGATGTAACAGGTAAAGCTGTTCCTGCAGAAGGACCGGGTGCAGGATTTGTATATGTAGACGCTGAATATCTTAAACCACCAGCGCCACCACCACCTCCACCGTGAACTGAAGGACTATTTCCAGCGCCACCACCAGCTCCACCTGCTACTACTAAGTAATCCACTGTATTTGATCCTGCTGCGTTACCTACAGTACAAACAGTAAAAGTTCCTGGGCCTGTAAATGTATGAACTTTAAAATTACCATCTTCGGTAATTGTACCACCTGTTGCTACTATAAACTCTGCTGCTGATTTGTCAGCTTCTCTTCCTGCGCCAACAACTTTCCAACCTTTAGTTCCATCAACATAAACAAAAGTCATTGCTAAACCTGTAGCATCTAAAACTAAATCTGATGCAGACCCTTCAATATTTGAACCACCTCTACCGACTGTTAAATTATTTGTTGAAAAAGTTTTTGCATAATCTGAGACTGCAACTATGTTTCCAGCACTAGGACTTGATGGTAAATTTACTGTAAAAGCACCTGCTGTTGTATTACAAAAATATCCTTCTCCGTTAGCAGCTGTAAATGTAGCTGTCTTAATAGATCCTGTCTGCCAATCAACAGAACCTTCTCTACCAAAACCTGATTGAGTCGCTCCACTTGCAAGTGTTACCGCAGTACCAGAACCACCTAAAGTTAAGGTTGAGCCACTTTGTTTATCTATTGCATCTACTTCTATCTTTGACATTACACTATTACTAAAGTTCCTGTTACTGTTATCGTTGCAGGAATCGTAATAGGTCCTGCAAGAACTGCACTATCTATTGTTTGAGTTCCATCAATCGTTGACGCTTGATTCTTTATAAATTCATCTGGAGATGTTTGACCTCCAATGTATTGAACACCGTTTACTGTTGCCGTCATATTTCCTCCTTACGAACTAATATCGTCTATAAATGAAGTGACAATATCTAAACTAGAAGCAGTGTTACTTTTAGCTTTTAATATATCACCATTTTTTAAAACAATTTTTGCTCCACCTTGAATTAATTCTATCGCAGAATTTGGTGGTACAACCACGCCTTTTGCAAGAAAGTGATCATTACTACTATTCTCGATAAATACATCTACTTCAATAGTAGAGGTAAGAATATTGCAGCATCTTATTCCGATAACCGCATCAAAATCTCCACCAGTTATCAAAGTAACTTCTGATGTTCCAACGTTTCTTTGTAAATTGTTTCTAAAATTTTGTGCCATAATTTATTCCTTTATAACGCAACAGCCATAGCAAGTGCAAAACCTGCTGAAGCTGCTCCTACTGGTGTACCTGACGCATCAAGGTAAACCGTTTTTGCTGCAGGCATTGTTACAAATACATCTAAATTTCCGCCTGTAAAACTAATTTTAGATGTGTTACCTGAAGAGTTATTTATAACTGTTGTTCTCTCCAGAGTCGTAGAACCTGATAAAGTTCCAAGTCCAATTTCAAACGTGTTTGTGCCTTGTTCAAAAATACAATAGTAAGTTGTGTTACCTGTTCCGATACCACTATTAAAAGTTACATTACCTTGTCCAGATGCAACACCCGCGAGTGTAATATTACCTGTACCAGATGTTGTACTAGTTTCTTTTACTCTGTCGTTTATAACCAAAGCCACTTTATTCTCCTATTACGACGTTATACTAATAAGCGAATCTGTTCCAGCTGGTGTTCCTGAACTTGTACTTGGGAACGTAATTGTAAATGTTCCGTTTGAACAAGATTTTGTTCCACCAAAATCTAAAACAACGACTAACTTATCACTTGCTGAATTATTATATATAGCTGCAAAAGCTGCACCAAAAGTTGCTGATGTCCATTGCGTTTGTGCAAAAGTCAAAGTTGCAACATTTGTTTGGTTAGCAACAACCGGACTTCCTAATGTGTTTCCACCAGTTGTATATCCTGTACCACTAACTTGGTTAGCTGAACCTGTAGTATATTGAGTGCTAGCTGTAGTGTAAGGATTAGCAGTATACAACGCTATTTTAATAGTGTTGTTTACGAAGTCGTGTGTTCCTTTCAATAACTCTTGTGCGAATGAAAAAGGTACTACGTTTGCCATTTTTATTTTCTCCTATTTATTTTCCATAACTTGATGGTGGTTTGACATTAAGTTGAGCCCGAACTTCACCATCTTGATATTCGTCTCTGCGTCTGTTCCCGATTTGCTCGAGAGCATACGTTTCTAAAGCTTCATTATAAGCCGCTTGATAGTATTGTAACATATCCTGCGGTCCTTTCAAGTACCCAAATGTATTTACCAAACAGGCATTTAACAAAAGGTCTGAATATTTATTTGACAAATATGTGCCAGTGGTAGCAGGAGCAGGATTTGATGTTGTATCTGTTATTGTATCTGGCTCTTTATCATAAGCCAGTGTAATATCGTAAGTTCTGTCAGGTGTTGGAGCCACTACCCAAAACTCCTCATCCCAATTTGCATAATATTTAGGTATATCTACAGAATTAGTTCCTGGTGTAGAGTAATATTCTGCTATAAAACTAGTATCTCTTTGCTCTAAATAGAATTGCTCACCATCAGAATTTGTAAGCTGAACATATCTAATAAATCTTAAATCAGCAGGTATAGTTACATATCTATTATTAATAATTAAATTTGATGTAGCATAAAATACACTTTGATCAGTATCGATTGCTCTGTGAATTTTTAATTCAGCGTTTTTTATGATTCTTTCTAAAACAGAATCAGACAAAACATTACTACCTACTTCTGTGTAGTTTCTAATGTCAGTTCTTAAATTATCTAAAGTGTATGCCATTATCCGTTTACAACTCCTAATGTTACTGGACCAGCGGAACAGTTTGCTCCACCGCCTGATACACCACCTGATGTAGCATTGCTAGTGCTTGTTATGTAAAAATAATTTATTGGTTGTGTTAAAGAGTCTGTTGTTGTGGCTCCTGTAACATTACCTGCAGAATCTATTTGTCCAAGTGCGATTGTAAAACCAGATGTGTTGTTTAAATCACT